TCGTCTATATCAAAATGCAGGAGCCTAGTCCTAAAAGTAAAATGACAGGCCGTTACATTTATTGTGTAACACCCGGAGATGATCTTATTCCTTGGCTTTGTAGCAATGGCGATATGTTCGCAGAAGATTGGGAGGTATATAATCCATGAAAGAACAGACTGAGAAAGTCAAGAAAGCTGAGACTGTACAGGACATTTCTCTAGAGGAACTGAGAAAAGAGCTTGGGCAGGCTAGTGATACAATCTATGATGTATTGCGCCAAATGCCAGAATGTTACGAGCGCGACGCATCTTTGCGACAACTCGATACCGCCCTCTTGTGGATTCAGCACATGTTTAACCTTGTGGATCGTTCCTTACAGAATGCGAATGTCCCTGACGCTGGGGAGAAGAAAGAATGAGACGCATTTATCTAGCTTCTTCTTGGAGAAACGAGCAACAGCCTGAAATGGTAGAGATTTTAAAGTCTTGGGGTCATTTGGTATATGACTTTAGAAACCCTCTGGGAAAGACAGGCTTTTCTTGGTCAGACATTGATCCTAATTGGAAAAATTGGGATGCTGATGAATATGTAGATGCTCTTAATACTCCTATAGCATCTCATGGATTTTTATCTGACATGCGTGCTCTAGAGTGGTGTGATACTTGCGTGTTGCTTTTGCCTTGTGGAAGGTCTGCTCACCTTGAGGGCGGTTACGCAAAAGGCAGAGGCAAGAGACTCATTATTTACACTTGTGATGGAGAAGAACCAGAACTAATGGCTCTTATGGCTGATCACATTGTGACTTATTCTGACCAGTTGAAGGCGGTGTTAACATAATGCAGGGGGTGGTAGAAAAGACAACAGAGCAAGAACTACGTAAGAGTATTAAGAACTGTCGTATTGTCGAAACAGTTGAAGAAGCCCATGCGCTGTTTGCTAAAGTCAAAGAAAGCGGTATTGCTGCTATTGACTTTGAAACTACCGCCCTTTATCCAACATCTAATGGAGGCAGAATTAGGCTTACTTCTGTCTGTAACGATGATTGTCAATTTCTCATAGATCACGATTTTTTAGGACCTTTGGAAGATTACGCAGAAGATTTTCAAGGTATAGAATGGTACGCTTTTTATTCTAAATTTGAAATTACATGGATAGATCATGCATTTGGGCATGATCGTACAGACGTAAGAGACGTTCAATTTCTTAAGAAAGCAAAGATGGGCGGTGGTCCAGCTAGTCTAGCTATGATGGCTAGAGAATTGAATATTAAGCTAGATAAAGGAGAACAAGCTAGCGATTGGTCTCAGCCAAGGCTTACAGAAAGCCAGATAAACTATGCTGGTTTTGATGGATACGTTACTTGGAAGCTAGTTTGCCATTGGCTAGAAGAAACTACAACAGAACAACAGGAAGCTGCATACTTCATATTTGATGAGGCAGTTCGTCCCACTTTAGAATGTGAAGCAGAAGGTATTAAACTTAATATTCCCTATCACCGGGGACTAGTATCTGTATGGGATAAAAAGTTTAAGATAGCAGAAGCTGTGCTTAGACGTTTTACTCCTAAAGAGATTATTACTAACCTAGGAAGTGACGTTCAGATAGGCAAGTTTCTTGAGAATGAGCTACCAGAGCATCTGCTTGCTAAATGGCCGCGCACAACTAAAAAGAAGAGGTTAAAGCTTGAAAGTAAATATCTACTCTCCGTCGCTCGCAGGGTCAACTATCCTTTCTCGCGTTGGCTCGTTGCACTGGCTCGATACAAGTACCACAAAAAATACTTGTCAACTTACGGCGAAACACTCATTACAAAGCAAAACTTGGCAGGACGAATTTATTCGTCTTTTAATATCGCAGCCGCAAAAACTTGTCGTTTTTCTTCCTCCTCGTCGAACCTCCAAAACATACCTCGCAAGCCTGTTGTACGTAGAGCGTTTGTTACACCTTCAGGAGAAAGACTACTCTGTCTCGCAGACTATTCAGGTATCGAAATCCGTGTACTAGCAGAATTAAGCGGTGATGAAGTACTATTAGAAGATGCTGTTTATGGCGATGTACACTCTGCGTCTGCTGCGCAATTGTATGGTCATGATTATGAATATGTTTTAGAAGTGCTTAAGAGTGAAGGTGCTGGTGGATATGCGAATATATATCCAGTTATTAAAGAACAACGCTCTAAAGCTAAAGGGTTTACTTTCCAGTTGCTATATGGTGCTGGTGCTGCTGCATTGTCTGACGTTCTTAAATGTACTTTTGAAGAAGCAGAAGAAGCTATTATGCTATGGGCTCAACGTTATCCTAAAGCTTATAACTACAGGGAGCAAATGTTTGATCTGATGATGATAGATGGCTTTTTGCCTGTCTGCGACGGTAGAACTATCTATGTAAATAAAGCTGATAGATCAATGCCCATTGCTGCTAACTATCCTATTCAAGCTGCTGCTGGCTCTGTAATGTATAGAGCTATGATTCGCACTAGAGAAAGATTTATCAAATATGATCTTGATGCGTTTATGGCTATTACAGTACACGACGAACTGATTTCTCATGCTCATAAAGATGACGCTGAGGCGGCTATGACACAACAGCTATTAGGTATGAGAGATGGCTGGCTAGATATTTTCCCCGGCACTAGTACAGACAACCTCACTGATCATGCAATAGGAACAACTTGGGCTGCAAAACCGTAGTCCCTAACGACAAGGAAATAAAAATGACTAAAGATGTTTATACAGCTACTATAAATGGAGCTAGTTTAAAAGACAGAGAAGCATACGGTTGCGGCAGTTTCTGTGTTACTGGTCCGGGCCAAGGACTCGGTTACTATTCTTGGGCAGAGTATCCTAACAGAAATTTTCATACATTAGAGCAAGCTGAGTCTGTAGCTAAAATGATGAACGTAGCTTATCAAGCTGGAATGAAAGAAAAAGAACGTGAAATAAAAGAGGTGCTAGGCTTTATTAAATGAGTGGTATCAGTGCGCACACTTATCGTTACGACACGTTACCTGTATGGTGTTATGGTTGCGGAAAGAAAAGGAAAATGCTTAGTGGTAAAACTTACTACATAGCTATAGAAGAGGGTTGGTGCTGTGAAAACTGCGGATACATCTATCCAAAAAGTTTTAGAAAAATGGGAAGCAAAAATAAGAGAGAAGATACCTTTTGAGACTTCCTTAAATATCACCGCCATTCCCAAAGGTCGGCCAAGGCATACGTCTTCTGGCCATGCTTATACACCAGAACGCACACGTGACTATGAAGCTGCTGTACGTTATGCAGCCCAGAAGAAAATGCAAGGAAAAAAGCAATTTCTTGCGACTGTTAGAGTAACTATTTTTGTCTATAAGACAGTACCTAAATCTTACAGCAAAGAAAAAAGAGTGCTGGCTAGTCTCGGATGGATAATCCCTAGTGGTGGGGACTTAGACAACTATGTTAAGGCGGTGACGGATGCTCTTAACGGTGTTGTCTATCACGACGACAAGCAAATCGGTGAACTACACGCTAAAGTGCGATACGGACCAGCTAATAAGGTCATAATAAAGGTCGCAGCAATAGGTGTATCTCTCGGAGAATCTGAGAGTATATGCAGGGAATTAAAAAATGAACATCGTAGAGGAAGCTCTAAAGTGGGCTAGGAAGGGAATACCTGTATTTCCTTGTAGCCTCAACAAAAGACCCATGACTACTAATGGGCATCTAGACGCGACTACTGATCCAGAGCAAGTTAAACAGATGTTTGCTCTAGCCGGTGACTGCATGATAGGTGCTCGCATGGGAGCAGATAGTAGACTTTTTGCGATAGACTTCGACTTATATAAGCCCGGTGCAGAAGCTTATATGCAAAGCTTATCAGACAAAGGATGGCTATATGAAACACAAACTCATACCACACAATCAGGTGGCCTACACTTCATATATAGGTCGGATACTGCACAACCCAATTGTAAACCTCACCCCTCAGTTGAGGTCAAGGGCGAAGGTGGATACATTATATTACCGCCTTCAAAAGGGTACAGTGTCGCAACAAGTGGAATATCACAAGCACATCCCGAGTTGGTTCAGGCCCTACTCACTACAAGAGCTAGTTCAAGCCAGACCGCTATCGATAAACTCAAATCTGAAATCCTTGATGCTACATCGTTTCATGACCCCTTGGCACAAATCTCTGCCCGCAGATCGGCGCAAGGTTGGCCTATCGAACGTGTACAAAGAGAATTACTTGATCTTCTTGAAGCGTCGAAGGCGTCTAGAGAAACTCATCCGAGGCATTCCCGTTGGAAAAGTCTCATGGAGGACACGTCTGGAGAGTTGTCCCGACTAGTAGGGAGTAGTAATTCTAAGTTTAACCACTATCAGCATACGGAGAAGGCTCGTGAAACAGTTGATGAAACTATACATAGTGCTCTTACTAGTGTTAGCTCTGGCTTGTTTAAACGCCCAGAATCTTCTAGTTTGGATAACGGAGAAGCTACAGAAGATAGCTTACATATTAGCGGAGACGGCAATATCACTGAATGGCCGTTTGAATCAAGCGGGTACTTCGATGATGAAGAACGAGACATTACTCAACAACGTTACATCATGTACCCTCTTGTCGCAGAGCGTGAAACGATATTACTCGCAGCAGAACCAAAAGTAGGTAAAACTGCTATAGCTCTTAAGCTGGCAATGAATATAGCAAATGGAGAGGATTTTGGATCACTCAAAGTTTACGAAAGACGCCCAGTCTTATATTTCACTCTGGAAGGTGCTAGAGCAGTTGAACTACGCATACAGGCAGAGCGGCGTTGGAGGCGGGAAAACAACATGGGCGTGCCAGAACGCTCTTATATGTTTGTTGTCGATAGACCACACGACTTCTTTAGTGATGGGCAGCAAGAAGCTAACTGCGCAAAGATCGCTTTACATGCAGCAAAGTGTCAACAAGAATTTGGCACCGATTTGGGATTGATTGTAATTGACACTATCACAAAGGCTATGCCAGCCGGAGACCAGAACAGCGTTGAAGATACATCAAAGCTTTTCAGAATGGTTGACTTCCTGCGTTCTAATGGAGTTACTGCCACTATCCTATTTGTTCACCACCTATCTAAGCAAGGACAGGTTCGAGGATCGACTAACATTGAAGCCGAAGTTGATGTTGTCCTCAAGCTTGTCAAGACAAAAGAAGGTCCCGTCAAAATGTATATTGGACGTGCAAGATCAATGGACGAGGATATACATTACTTCTTTAACTTTGAAAGCTATGACTTGGGGAGAACAGTACAGGGTTTTGGATTATCTGCGCCTGTTGTGCGAATGGCCTCTTCCGCAGACATGACTTCTAAAGGCGATGAGGCAAGAGCAGCTACTGAGTGGGCTAAATTATGTGAAGCTCTTAAGTCCCTAGGAGTAGGGAGCTTTAGTCATAATGAGGTTTGCACTTTGCTTAATGAAAAAGGCTTTATTGAGCTTGCTCCTGCCCGTAGACTTAGCTATACAGGAACTAAAACATTAGCTCAAGTGGCGGTGTTGTTTAAAAATCGCCACACGTGGGCGTATGGCGATACATTGTTTAAGCTAGACATTGATGAAGGTAAGATCAATAGTCTAGAGATTAGAGCTACTCAGGCTCAGTAGTAGACGCAATTGGAGCGGCAGTAACTGCTCCTACTCCTGTAAGCGGTGTTGGTCCTCTTTGTCCAATAGTAGCTAGTTCTTGCAAAATAGCTTGTGCGTCTCTAACAGGAGAAGTGAGCGCTCTACCTATAACATCTGACTGAGCAGCTTGTGCAGCCGGAGACATAGTATCTTCTCCGATAAGTCTAGACCTAGCTCTAATAGCTGCCGGACTATTGCCTCCGGGCAAAGTAGCTAACGCTGCGTTAGTTATAGTTGCCCTAGTATTGTTATTAGGTTGGTAATCTACAGCAGCCATTACCGCCCTATTACCTATTTGTCTAGTCTCTTCTCTTGCTACAGTGTCGATTACACTCTGTACAATAGCATCAGCTTGCTGAGTACCAAACGCTGCTCTAAGTTGCTCAATACGATTACCGTTATTAAGCATGTAATTTCTAACTTTATTAGGTGTGTCTAAAGCAGACATATCCTCAAACAATTTACGACGTACTCCGTGAGTAAACGCAGTAACTTCTGCGTAACTGCTAGCGTCGGATAGGTAATCTTGAAATTCAGAAGGAGAAGCTTTTTGCTTAGAAGAGAACATTTTATATCCTCTATCATAAGCAGTTTTCTGTCTGGAAGTGTTAGCATAGGTACGAGCTAACTTACCATAATTTGGGTCCATGCTGTTTATAGTTTCTGATAATATATCTGCCATTAACTTGTCCCCACGAGTAGGGACTTTGTAAGCACCTTTTTTAGTGGTGTAACCTTTGCTTAGCGTCCTACGAATATTGTGTAGCTCTCTAGCAGAGATTCTATTTAGGTTTCTTCCTGTCTCGTCTTTTCTACTGCCTTTACTTAAAGCTTTTTGGAGGCGAGTTATAGCGTCTCTCATGTAACTAGTATCAGCGTCATCACGAGAGCTAGCAATACGTTTAGCAGTTCCTAATATGCGCTTAGGCATAGCTGAAACGTTTCTTTGCTCAAGACCGTCAAACAAATCGTCGTATTTAGGACGAATAGCAGCTTGTCTTTGCTCAATAAATGCTGAAAACTCTTCTTTACTGCGCAGCCTAGGCATATTGACTACATCAGTAATGGCGGTAGAAAAGTCATCTTCTACCATGTTTCTATGTTTAAGTAAGTCAAGAAACTGTCGCTGTCCCGGATTATCTGGAGCGTTCATGACCCTAGGAATGTAGTCTCTTAGCTCTGGATAAGCATCAACGAGTACTGTTCTTGGGTCGTTTGTGTTCTTAAGTATTTCTTTGGCTTCTCTGAGGCGCATTGCCTCATCAGTTACTCCTAAGTCTACTTTGTTCTTAACAGCCTTAATAAGCTCTTGTCCAGCCTCGTAAGCGTAATTGCCTACACCAAATTTGTTGTTGATTACGCGGCCTATGCCACCAGCGGCCATACCGGCACCGCCCAAAAGAGCAGAACCAAACATTGCTGCTCCTACGTCATCCTTAATCTCTTGAGCGCTTCCGTCGCTATTGATAGCGTATAGGCCAGCTTGACTCCCTGCTCCTAGGGAGCCTACAAATAGACGGCCTATCATAGTAGGCACTTTTGTTATAGCTTTAATTCCGGGTCCGCCACCTGCAATAGCTCCGGCAATGTCCCCAATAGTTGTAGCTGTTTTAAACTCTTCTCTATTCTCTTGAAGATTTTGATTGACTGCTTCTTGGGTAGTGGTGTAAGCTTCTACAGGATCAGCACCAGTTAGAAGAGCTTCTACTGAGGCATCTAGAGCAGCCATACTATCAGCAGTACCGTAACTGGCCCAATCAGCCATTGTAGACAATCCTGCCTCAGTGCTGCTACCTCCCATTTGAGCCATGTCACCTAGAGTATCTATCAGGTCAAAGGGAGGCAACGTTTTAAGTGCTTCATAACCTCCTTGCAGTAAGAAATCAGCAATCCCCATCTCCCTACTCTCAGGGACTTGTGCAGGAGCTTGATCTTGAGTGGCTGCGTCTATTACAGGACCAGTAACATCCATAGAGCTTTCTATGATACGTTGGCGTCTTGCTGCTGCTTCTTCTCTAAAGCTCATTTGAAAAAATGTCCTTATACTCTCCGTTAGCATCAAAGAATACGTCACCAAACAGAGGCACATAACGGAAGCCTCCTGATGAAGTTACCATTTTAACAACACGACCTCTAATCTCTGGAGGTATTGCAGCAAAGTTATCTGGATCTTCTTCTCCTAAGTACTGATCTTGAAGAGCAAACAATTCTTTAACGTTATTAACAATATCAAAGTCAGCTACAGAATTGCGTGCATCTGTAACAAGCTGATCTCTTCTATCTGTAGATGCTTGTTCTTCACCAGTATAAATCCTTTGTTGGTAGTTCAGTAGAGCATTACGTTCAGCCATGTCTCTTTGAGCACCTACCATAAGAGCTTGTCCAAGGGCCATAATCTCACCGCGCTCAGCAGTACCATCCGCAATACGTGACAAGATTCTGTCACCTTCAAGATTAGAAAGTTGGCCCGCAATTCCAGCGGAAAGTTGCGCAATGCTGCCGTTACGCAAAGCTGTCAACAAAGAGTTACCAAAAGCATCAGTACTGCTAAAATCTAAGAATTGTTCTGCAAACTGTTGTCCTCCGGGTAGGCCTCTCATGATCCGTGCGATAGGATCAATAAATTGTCCCTTGAGTCTGTTAGGATTAAACTCAGTATTAGCGGCAATACCCATAGCTTGAGTACCAGTTTGTCCCAGAGCCTGAGCGTTGGCAAAAACTTCTGATCTAGGTCCAGTCAACAAATTATCTAGATCAGCAGCCAAAGCTGTAGCCATTGGAGACTGAGCACCCATAATATCATTGAACTGAGAAATGTAATCGTCTCTGACTGTAGCTTCTTCTTCTGACGCAGCTAGATTAGCAATAGCCTCTGCTCTACGTCTGACGTTAGGTGATAGATCACTTCTAGTGTCAAGAACAGACATAAGTTGGTCAAACGTATTTCTATTAAAAGGATCTTCCTCATCTATTTGAGGCTCTAGGCTATAACTTTCATCTAGAAGCTGTTCTAATAGAGGAGTATTGTTGTTCTCGTAAGCGCTACTTATGCGCTGACCTAGCATAGGGTTGCCTGCGTCATTAGCAGCTTGTACTGCTAAGTCTACACCCTCTTGACTTATAGAAAACTGTTCCTCAGTCCCTTGTGGACTTAATCCTAATGTTTCGTCAAAAAGCTGTTCTGTAAGCTGTATATTTCCTGATCTATATGCAGAAGTAAGACGTTCTCCAAGCATAGGGTTGCCAGCAGCAACAGCAGCCTCTGCCGCCATAGAAATATCAGCAGCACTAGGAGCAAAACTTTCTCCTGAGCGACTAGCAATTGTTTCTTTCAGTAGTTGCGCTGCTTGGCTAGGAGCGATTTCTGCTAGACCTGCATATTGACCTAAACCAGCAGTAGTCATCATATCTGCCAAGTTTTGTGTTTGTAGTCCAGCAACACGTTGCTCTTGTCTAGCTTGACCACGAGATTGACGAGCAGCAGCTATGCCCGCATAGTCGGCAGTACCACCATCTACAGTCATAGCTTGCAAGCCTTCCGTTACCGCTTCCCCCACTGCTCTGCGACGATCTTCTCTATCTTCTGATGTCATATCAGAAGGATCAGTACCGTAAATACTATCCAGAAAACCATCTACGTTTTGAGCAAACTGGCTAGGCTCCTCTGCAGGCTCCTCTGCAGGCTTCTCAGCCATAGCAAAAGACATAATTGGGTTGTTAAAATCCATGTCCCCACTAGTAGGGACTCCCTCGTTGATAACAGCACGAGCGTAATCAGGCAATGTTTCGTTACCATGAGATGGTCCCCACGAACGTTCTGGACCTACATCAAAGTGCATGGCATTATCATAAACACCAATACCTGTAAACCCAGCAGACATAGCTTGACGCAATAGATTTTCTCTTTGCTGCTGGTCCATACCAGAAACGTCAATGTCAAACGCTTTTCCATGAGTGTGCATAGAGTTAGGAGCACCGCCTACTCTGGCATTATGTTCAGGATCACGATACGCAGAGTTTACAGTTAGAGGACTGCCATGCATATACTGCAAACGATTAAATGCGTCTTGAGCAGCAGTAGTTTGATTTTCAAAGTTGCGATACTCATAATGACGTTGATATTCGTTCAATACGGCATCATAGTTTTCTACAGCATCAGGCATTAAGCCCGTCATACCATGTATCCACACTCTTTCAGCAGCGCCAGTTTCTCTAACACCAAAAGACAGAGCATCTCCCATATCTCTGATATCTTGTTGCAGTCCGGTAGCAAAATCTCTGAGACTACTAGCTTTGCCTACGTCTCTGCTAAATAGCTTGAAAGACATAGGGTCAGAAGGCGCAGGCTCTTGCAGATGAGGCAGCTTAGGGTCATTCATATCATTTACCTGCAGTGAAAGTCCCTGACGCTAGGGACAAGTAATCAAACAGTCCGGGCTGACGTGTAACCCCTTGAGAGCCTGTAGTAGTTCCGGCAGCAGCCAAAGGATTACCCATGATGCCAGATAGGGCGGTATTGAGTGAAGATTGCGGATAATTAGCAAACCCACCAAATTGTCTTGACGCTAAGTCTAACAATTGTTGCGCCATGCCTCTTTGTTGTGCCCCAGCCTGAGCTTGTCTATTTAGTGCCCTTTCTCCTAGATCAAATCCTACAGGAGCGGCACCTACCATAGAGCTACCAATACCAGCTACTTGTCCAATACGATCTAGAGCTAAGCCAGCAGAACTGTCAAATCCTGATTGTAGTAACCTAGCTACCGTCTCATCTTCTTGACGACCATAATCTTCTATTAGGTTAGCTTCTACTAATCCTTGTCTGGCACCGCCAAATGCTCCTGACTGAGCAGCTTGACCTCTGACCATATTAAGATCAAGATCGCGCCTATCTCTCAATCGCCCTACAGTGTCGTCTACCACCTGAGTTAGATAAGGACTCAGAAATTGATTCATGGTAGCTGGAACAGCCATTGGGTTCATAGCAAAACCCATACCTCTAACACCTGACGTATAAGCGTTAGAAGATGTATCGAAAACGTTATTCCCTATCATTGGGGAGCCACCAGTATTCATCTGTCTCCTCCGTTTCTAACACCACCATACTCTGCAGTCCTTGGTCTAGGAGCAGTGGTTGCCGCTCTGACAATTGCAGGAGTTGTAGAAGCAGGAGTAGGAGTTCCTATAGCACTAGCTACTCTACTACTAAACCCGCTTCTAGGACTAACTCTGTCTGCTGCTTGAGCGTAACTTAACAGAAGATCATTTCTTGCAGCTAAATCTTCATCTAAAACAGATTGCTCCAGCATTTCATCATACAGTAATGCTGGACTATATCCTGTAAATCCACTATCAGACATTAAAGTAGGTGGTAAGTAGTCAGTCCCACCAGCACCAAAACCGAACGCACTAGCGGCATCGTCTGCACTCTCCATTGCTGCAAGCTCTTGAGGAGCAAACCCAGCTATTTGAATCCCTCTGTTTGGAGTGTACGGCAAAGAAGCAGAGCGCAAAGCGGCAGCAATACCTTGTGCTGCGCCTTCTTCCATTCTAGGATCTAGTCTAACTCTAGTCTCGCTAGTAGTATTACGGCTTCCGCCTTTACCGCCACCGCCCATTTTATATTTCCTTATACATTATCAGCAGCTTAGATTCCCATCCCTGACCTTTCAAAGCTCTTTCAAAAGCTGGGCGACCAGAAAAAGAGATATATTTGCAGCCTAATGTTTCACCAATTTCCATCATCTGCGGCTCTGCGACAGAAGTTATAGAAGACAGCTTTCCACCCCCTAAAAAGCAATGATAAGTTTTGTAGCCCGGAAATTCAGATAGCTCCATAATTACAAAACAATCATCATAAGAGTAAAACTGTTTATGACCTTGTACGATCATCATCACAACGTCATTAAAGGAGTACATGTGATTAAGATTGCGTAAGGCTTTTTCTATCTCAGGCTGCCAACGCAACAAATCTTGCATGAGATTGATAGTCTCTCCTGCAAGATTTCCTCCTTTAAAATGTTGATTCATTTTGCTCTCCCTAGTCTTGGGGACTACGTTATTACTTGCGCGTAATAACCAAAGATTTCTGCTGTTGCTCCCATGTTGTTAGCATTAGAAACTCCAATTGCTCGAACATCAGAGTTAGGTCTAATGATTAGACACGGAAACAAAGGCGTTGTATCGTCAGTCACACCTGTTGTTCTACGAAATGTTCTACCCTTAATCGGTTTAAATGTTTCTCCTACCAGCCTAGACTCAAAACTAAAGTCTACCTGTCCATCTTGAGTTCTAGTAACCCCTGACTCAGTTTGAGTTATAATAAGATATTCTCCGTCAGCAGTAGAAAAAGCGCATTTATAAGACTGTTGCTCTCCAGCAGCTATTATATTATATACATTTCCACTGGAGTCCTCTACTGTAATTTCACCTACCAACGGTGACCCGCCATTTGTCGTATATAGACGTTGACAGCGGAATAGAGGTGTTGCTAAAATTACAGGTGTTGTTCCATTTAATGTAACATTTTGAATTACTTCTGTCAATAGCCCACTTCCATTATTTGAGTGTCCAATAATAGTTATTTCTATTGTATCGGCAGCATTAGTAGAAACTACCCTGTCAATATCGTTAGTATTAGTTAGAATATAAGGCTCGTCTTGTGTAGGTCCTTCCCATATAGTGTTAACTATTCCTGTATCCATATCATCATTACGGCCAAACTTGTCTAGAGACTTTGCTGTACGAACAACAGAAACGTTATCTCCATATAATCTCTGTATCTCTCTTTCCGCCATAAAAAGCCCAAAATCACTTGTCATAGGTCTCCAAGCTCCATTCTCAGATACTACTACACCAATCCCCGGCTCATACATCAATAGCCCATCTACAGAAGCACGTTCTAACTCTCCTGTTGGTAACTTATGAGCTAACAACACAGGTTGTGGTTGCCGTTGAGTGCTAGCCTCTGTTTGGGTAGATAAGAACTCATAAAGGTTTTGAGCCCATTGTTGCATTGACCTAAATCTATTTGGATTAGGAGGCAGGTTAAGAGGCATTAGCGTCTACCTGTTCCGAAATTAGTGACATCCATCCTAACAATACCTACCTCTGACATAGCGTTTAGAAGGTCTACTCTCATTCTAATGCTTCTTCCTATTGCTCTAGTAGGAGTTGGGTTACGTTGAGCATAAGGACCAAAAGTGTTCTCCCCAGCGTTAGGGAATTGCCTACCAAACAGAGTATATGTAACGTCATCTGGTGTGTCATGATCAGGATAAATATATCTTACAGCTACGTTTTTTTCTCCATTTTGAAGATCAATAGGACCAGTCTCAGCAAAAACTTCTCCGTCGGGAAGTACTGATTGCAACTCATGATTATAAATTGCACTCTGGCTATCTACCATAATAGGGTCAAGAGCGGTGCCTTTGTCTATACCAGCAGTTCTGTCTAAGCGTCCTGTTGTCCATGTGTTGTCTCTGTAATCCCAATAAACATAGCTATCTACTTCTCCTGTGGTAGAAGAATTAGATTGATATAACCACCAAATTTCGGTAAAATCTGCTCTTGTCATAGCAACAATTTTACCGACTTGACTTAGTTCAATATCATCATATAGAAAGTCAATAACGTCACAAGTTAGTACTTGCACTGTTCCGTCATACAACCAAAAGTTACGATCTCCCCACCAAACAGCAAAGCGATCAGTGTTAGCTATTGCTTCTGTAGCAAGAAGTCCGCAGTTTTCACCTACAAGCTCAACACTAACTACATAAGGAGGTCCGATGTATTCTACAGCAAATGCATCATTCTCCCCAATAATTAGGGACTGCCGTAAAACGTTAACTACATTTAGAAGCCTACCAGTTCCAGCAATAACTCTGTCAACTGCTTGGTTAGCTTCAACAGGAGTCCAGTCTGTTCTGTCTTCTACATCAGACATTTGAAGACGTCTAGGTACACCGCCTCCTCCAATAAGCATCACCTGTCTTTGGTCTGTAACAGTTACTGCCTGTCCTCCTGTAGGTGCATTCGTCACTGAGCTAGTAGTTAAGATTCCTAAGTCAAGCTCAAACAATGGTCCTAGATTAGCGTTTCTTTGGAGAAATATTGCTACTTCTCCAAAGTTTGCAAAAGCCCATCTCAAAGGAGGTATCGGGTCAGAGCCTGCTAAGTTATTTGCTACTCCATAAGCTCCAGCACCATAAGGATTTTGTCCGTAACCAGCTTGGACTACAGAATCCTTACCTGATGTTTGTGCTCCTGCTGGAGTAACATCTGTAACAGTTCCTACGTTGTCAAGATGATATAGGCTAGTATTGCTGCCAAAAAGAAAATTAGCAGATTGGGCAAGAGAACGCCAAGCAAAAATATCCCTCACGACTTCTGTTGAGGGAGTCCCTGACAATGGGGACAACACAAAGCTGGAGTTGTCTGTTCTACGTTGCCACCCCCCGATAGGACGCAAAGAACCGTCATGCCACCGCACAAGACTTCCGTCTTCCCACCTACCTTTTCTAGTGTAGGGAGTACCGTTCCGAAACATGCCCGGAGGAAGGTTGAGCGGTAAAATTGGCATTAGAGATTGTTTCCGTTGTTAGACGGATCACTATTTAAGCCAACGTTTTGACGTGCATACACTCTAACTCTTTGCCGTAGCTGTTGTCTAATTTGATTTCTGTTTAGATCGTTGAGTTGACCGTTTTTAGCAGCTAACACAAGGTCTACTGTGGCGTCTGCAAGAGCTTTAATAATTCCTGTACCTTCGAAAATTTCAGCCTCTTTTGCGTCAGCTTCTTCTTGCTTTAGCTGCTCTGCTTTAGTAATATCAACTCCGACGGTAACTCCGTCATTTCCTACTACCCAAGAATCTCTATCTACTCTAGTAGCAGGAAGATTAAGAGCGTCTGCTTGATAATCCACACCGCCAATTCTAATTAGAGTTTGTGTCATGCTGCTTCTCCTAAATCTTGGATAGCCCAAGCGTTTCTGTTCTCCCTATTGGTAGGGATTAATTCTATTGGCACTATCTTTAAGATAGTTTTGTTTCCTCTATAGTCTCTCCAAACTCTAGGAGGAACGTCTTTCATCACTAGATATTGCATAGCCTCTTCTTCTGTAAGAGGACGCATTGTAGGAGTGTCGTGCAAAAGATGACCTCTAGTATGCTTTTTAAACTCTGGGTTAGCTTCATCCTCTGCTAGCGCCCAATAAACTTGAACAGGAGGAATGATACCTCCGTGCATAGCCATTGCAAGCCATACAGGAGACGGACGAGTTATTTTACACGGAGCATCCTCATCAGGATCTTCCCAAACGATGGCGTACTTTCCGTGATAAGATAACGCCTCTGGATCAAAGTTGGTAACTATGTCAGTGAACTGTTGCTCTCTATACCATAAAGGAACAACTCCCCAGTCTAATGGACTGTCATTTTCGTCTACAATACTGTGCTTGTAATAGCTCATGAAAGTGCTCCATGAAAAGCTGCATACATCCCTAGAGTTGGGTCTCGTTGAGTACCGTCTATTCCAACCATGCGAATAGACATACTACTACTTAGCTGATCTACATTTGTGCAAGTCATACCGTTTATTACACCGTTAACAAATGAAGATTGAGAAGTAGTGACGTAAGAAGTGTCTAAAAATAGTGTAGAAAAATTAGGACGATAAGCTCCTGCTGCTTCATCTGTTACTGACGCTATATTATAGCTATCTGCAACTATTCCACCATTTTCTGCTTTTACCCAAGCTTTTGGTGCGCCCTGAGTTATAGTAGTAGCAACAACTGTCAACGTAGAATCACTGAAATTTTGCGCTATAATAGTGCTCATGCCAAATCTCCCATTGCAAGAACATGATTACGTTCCGCATCGGTAAACGCTCCTGCATTGTTTGTATATAGCATTCGCACAGCAGAAGTTATTGTTGTCAGAGAACCACTTTCTACTGCATTAACAGTAAAGCCTCCATTGGCACATCCAGCAGCGCAAAAATTTATATCATCCCAATTGTTCGTAATGTTTGCCGAAAAAACACCGATGGCTTCGTCAGTCAATGATGCTATATTTTCTCCGTCAGATAGAGAAATAACTACTGTATTATCAACTTGCGCCCATACTTTCGCAATACCTCTAGAGCTATAAGACGTACCGCCAGTAGAAGGAGCAAAGTTGTCTACACGAATAGTGCTCATGCTAAATCTCCTATAGTATTAGAGCACACAAAATCAAAATCAGTGAGCGATCCCCCGCTGTTAGTTACGAAAATAGATGTTTGAGAAGATGTATTTACAAAAGGTATACGAAAATTTACTTGAGGAGCAGAACCACCAAAAACACATGCGTAGTTTGTGTCAATAAAAATGTTAGTGTAAGTCCAAGCGTAGTTTCCTGTACCGTTGTCTAACAAAGTAGACACGTTAAATCCTCTAAGTAAGTTAATAACCCCAGTACCGTCAAAGTTAATGTTAGATTTAGACGCTTCTTGACCTGTCAAAGTAGAAGGACCAGTACCAGCTATATTAGCTATAGAAGCTACTCTAATAGTACTCATAGTATTACAAGCTCCCCTCCGCTAGATACAGTCAAAGTCACTCCTGTAGCCACAGTTAAAGGTCCAGCACAAGAAGCGTTTTCTGTAGCTTCTATAGTAACATCAGTATTTAGTTCTTTCTCATTAACTCTGAATATATCACCAGCACCAACTCCTGTCGGGTCTTGTGTACCGTTTTCTCCTTTAAAACGTCCAGTACCGCCTCCTACAGTGCCCCACTGAGTGCCATCCGACCCTTCAAATGTATTAGTGTCAGAGTTGTAGCGTAGTCTGCCAGCACTAGCAGCAGGACGTTGTGCAGTAGTCCCTAATGGTAGGGACAGAGCATCAGTACGATCTTGTAGATCTAGGGACACTTCTGCCGCTGCTGCACCAAATCTTAATCCGATTTCATCAAACCTGAACAAGTCAACAGCGTTAAAACGCATGGTAATACGTTGCCCAGCAGCCCTATTAAATTGGGGAGTATTTATGAATCCACTTGCTACAAAAGATGTAGCGCTAGCTGTTGTAAATAAAGCAGTAGAAGGAGTAACGCTACCAATGACTGCGTTATCTACAGTGCCTCCTGTAATGGCAATACCATCCACAGGAGTTGTACCGTCAAGCAAATCGTCCATTAAGCTCCAGTTAGAGTTTAACAGACCTCCCCAAATATTGGTATCTCCTCCAACAGTCGGCAGGTTAAACCCGTAAGATGGTGTTGGTGTAGCCATGTTATTCCCCAGCAGTAGGGACTGCCTCGCAGCCCCTATCTATTTGACCTAGCAGAATAGCTCCTGTTGCTCTAGAAACTCTTCCTCCATCTTGAAGAAGAGCTTTAGCGTGCTCTATTCTGGTTGCCTCAGTTCCCGAGCATAGTGCTGCATTCAGCGTCTGTTGTGATACCAGCCAATTGACACAGCCGGTTAATGACAGCATCATCGTCAGAAGGATCAATGTTCTCATCTTGGATAGCCTCCAAAATATCAGTGTATGCAGCTTGATTTACTCTTTCGATTTCTAACTGCATTTCTGCTTTTGTGTTTTGTCTGACTAGGTAGCCTACAGCAATAAGAGAAGCTATGTAAACTACTGCTATAATAGACCCTACTCTCATCTTCTTCCTCTCACCCAATCAGAGATTCTGGCACGGAATACCCAAGCTAAAGCAACGAGAACAATACCAGTAGTTACGATTACTGCTACTTGAGCATAGCCCTCAAGCTGAGAGATAGCAGTAATAGCAGAGGCAACTGTGCCGATACTGGCAACCGCGCCACCTTGCATTGTTCTAGAGCCAGCCAAGGTTTTAGGTTTTGTGTCTTTGTACCATTGCGGGACATTAAAACCCGGACAAGCTTTTGCAGATACTTCATTATGCCCCATAACTCTTAGTTTCCTACCTGCCTTATCTTGAACCTCTTCAATCTTTACACGCAGCATAGCTAACTGCTGAGAAGTAAAGTGGTCATATGGACTGTCATTAGCGTCGCTCCCAAACCCACCTACAAGAGCTAAATGTATAGTGTCTTTATTCCATCCTTTGGCCCCTGCACCAGTTTCTTCCCAAACATCCCCATCGCCGTCTAAATCACGACCATTACACCAGTTACCATCATAATCAATGATGCCAGCGTAAGCAATGTCACTCCATCCATTATGATGAACGTGCCAATCTCTCACTTCTTGAACCGCTTCTCTAGCAGTTTTATCTTCACCCCACGACTTTTTAGTAGCTAAGCAGTGGATCATAATGTTCTTTTTGTGATTAGGTATCATTCTACACCTTTTGTCAAGAGTTGCCGTAATAGAGAATTGTTTTCCTTGATATCATCTCTGAGAAGTTCAACGTCTTGTTGCACGGAGTTAAGCACCGCTTGTATAGCACGCTCATTAGCCAGAGCTAACATAACGTCTTCTTCTACATCATTGATACGAGTCCATTGACGAATTTCTCTATTGTCATAAGCTGCTCTAGTGGTCTTAAAGTCGTCCACCATTTCAGCAATGTCTTGAGCATTGTCCGCTATATCAGACTGCATAGCAAAAAACATCTGCATTCCAGCACCGACATTGACAAGAATTGCTAATGTGACTGGAACAAAGACTGTCATATAATCTTTGAACTGCATTACCATCTGTCCCTAGTGTTAGGGACTTGGCGGTGTGGCTGCATTTGCAGCGGTGTACCTCCATGATCCATGTGATGTGCATCCTCTTCTAATGCGTAGTTTAAGGCCTCTGCCTTCATACCAGCCCATACTGGTATTCTTTCATCTTCTCTTAGAAAAGGTGCTGTGTGAGAAAGTACTGTATAAACGTATAAATCTAAGTATAGATCTTCTACCCATGAAGCATCAGTAGTTTGATAGTCAGGAACAGAAGTTCTATATACTAAAGTAAAGTCTCCCGGATTTTGTGTTGAAAATGGTCCTACTAATCTTAAAACGTCTACCCCATTATTTTTGTCTACAGCGTAAAAAGGCTGAGTTATTTCAGTTCCTCTAGCACGCAAAGCATAAATGTCATTAAGAGTAGTTGAGCGCATTTTAGGATCAGAGGTAGTCAGATAGTTACCTATAGAATTATTAGACAATAGGCCCATTGTTCTATAATCAGCAGGCAATAAGTAGTCCTGAGTTTCTGGCAAAATAGTCACAGTGACTTGTCTACGCTGTACGTCAAGCCTAGTATTCAATTCAGCATTAGCCATACGAATAAGGCTGTCTAGATTAGTTACTAAATCAGCATCGTCTTGTTTCCACAGAAATGTGGCTAAATAAGACTTGAAAGTAGCGTAGTCGAAAGCCATTAGTGACCCATCCTAAATTTGCGAAAGTCTATGTCTTCTTTAATACGCTTCGACGCAAATTGAGCAAACTCTTTAGTGCCAATTTTTAGACCACTTTCTTTAGCCCAAACAGATGCAGTAATAGGATCAAGACTACCGATCATTTTAGCACCTACAGCCCCTGATCTATGGTGCCTGTCTATTACGTCGCCATAGTCTTTCATGGCGTTCATAATAGGCTCAGCATCATTGGTACGGCGAATAATCACCGTACCATCTGAATCTACGCTAACTGTCTCAGTCGGCTTTAGATGCTGTTGTCTGTGACACTCTGCCAGCAGATTTTCTTGACTTGGGCTTAGAGGCACTTTCATCGCCTTCTGTACTACTATCCGTGACAGCAGCATCCGAAGTTTCTGTGCCGCCTTCATCTGCGGATTCAGTATCATCTTCATCTCCAAAATCAGGCATTTCAACCTTAATCAAGTTTTTCTTAAGGTAGGCTGTTGCTGTACCTTTATTCAGTACCGCCCAATCCCCTTTTTCGCAATAATCTCCCAGATTATCACGAATAGTTGCGCCTGTCACTTCAAACGCCATCATTCCTTTAGGAATGTCTTCTGCATTTGGTTTTTCACCCGGTTGCTTAGAACTTCTAGCCATCTTTTTCTCCGTTGATTGTAGTCCCTGATAACAGGGACTACAGTTTAACTATTAGCTGATAGCGTTGTTGGTGTCACGAATGATGCCGTGAGCCTTTTCGTTATCAACTTGCAGGCCTGCCTCGCACCATACTAGGCGGCGGATGGAGTGACCAGTCTCAGCCAATGGCTTTTGCTGTACTTCATCCAGATACGCAATAGCAGCGTATTGAGGATCAAGCACAAAGACATTGAAAGAGTCATTTGTTGTTCCGGGGTTAATTGTACGCATAAAGCGGTTTGGAACAACTGTCAACTCGCCAAAGTCGCTATCGTAGAAGTCGATGGAGTTAACCAATCTCTTATCAATAGCGTCTTTGTATCGTGTGCTGTTTCCGGTAAACGCTGACGAAATGCGGCGCTTGTTACCAGAATTACACATAATAATCGAAGGCTCTGCACCTTCATTCCAGCAGTCCTCAATTACTTGATTAAGGTTATCTTCTGCAAATAGAGCAGATGAGCCTGCATTTTGAGCGGCAGCTTGAGCGGCAGCGTTTGGAAAACCCTCGTTACCACCGGAAAGCGTAGGGTCTACACCACCGGTCTCAAACACAGAGTTTGTCTTGATAAACGCAGGAAGTCCAGCAGACACACGAGCGTTGCCAGAAGATGCCGCAGACGCAGCAACGTTATCCAGAAACATTGTCTCTTTGTCGCGCTTCATCTCTTTGAGTTTAAGCACGATCTGAGTAGAAATACGCTGAACGTTTTCAGCAGCAGCGTCTACAGCCTGAGAAGTGTGAGACACTTCTACAACTTTATCAGAGATTTGTGTGTAGTTAGACAAACGCAAAGCAAGCGTTGCCGCGTCATTTCCGGGATCTGCCTCACCTTCCGCAACGCGGTTGTTAGGGTCTACAGCAGCCAATTCGACTACAGGCCATTCGAAAAGGGTGTTCGAAGCTGTTTCAGTGCGTACCGCCTCTTGGAAAGGAGTTTCCTCGGGCGAAATCATTGTGTAAGCTTCTTGCAGGTCCTCTCGAATAACGCTGTTGTCATAAGTTTCAACGGTGTTAGCGTTGACAGCCATTTCGTTATCCTTTGGATGTCACCAAGGTAGCTGCTACGTCTTTTACACTTCCTGTCTTTTTAGCACGCGCAGTCTTGGCTTGTTGAGCTTTCGCGTTCTTACGTGCCAAGGTCTTTCCCTTAGTGTTGCCAGAACGCAACCTGCGGACCTTTTTCTGTTGCTGACCGGACAAGTCCCTAACATCAGGGACTTCGTTAGTCCTCCCAAGAAGTTTTTGGTACTCCATAGCGTCTCTCACTAAAATGAACATACGAGGATCAAGAGCATTGTTAATCTCTTGTTCACTGTATCCGTAAGCTTGCGCCACTTTTGACATTTCGCCAAAATAAGCGTTTCTTACTTTCTCATCCCTATCAGCAAGTTGTGGTATTGCTTGAGCTATGATAGGCCCTGCTTTTTCGGCATATTCTTGAAGACGGTCAGTCCGAGCTTTTTGTAGCTCTCCTATTTTATCTTCAATTGCTTTCTTAGCAGCAGCAATACGATCCTGATCTTGCTGGTATGCTTCGCTATGTCGTAAATACCTCTTGGGGTCGGAGTTCTTCAAGCTTTCAGGCGGTTTGGGAATCATCTCTCTGTAGAGGTTGCCTTCCTCCAGATCCTGTAAAGCTTGAGTAACAACAAGTTCTTCCGCATACAGCTTTTCCATAAGCTGTGTGTTCAGAGACAGCGCTTCTTTTCTTGCCTCTGTGACCTCTTGTAGACGCCCTTCTGTGGCGTCGTTAAGCGAATAAGCCGCTTTGAGGTCTTTGATACTGACTTCTTTTTCCTGACCGTCAACTTTAACGCTGATTAGGTCAGTATCTTGAATGTCGAAGTATTCGTCATCATCATGTGATTCGGGTTCATCCTCTTGATCGTCTTGATCGTCTTGATCGTCTTGATCGTCTTGATCGTCAAGATCGTCTTGATCGTCAAGATAATCTTCATTATCATCAAGATTATCTTCAAGGTCGGATGGCTCAGGCTCTTTGTCCTTAGACTTCTTGTCCCCATCGTCAGGGACTACCGGAGAAATAAGGGAAGCCGCAATGTTATGGAGACTTGCGCCGTCTTCTGTCTCTACTGGTTTATTCATAGTTTTCCACCAATGTTAAAAGGTCTCTGCCTAGTGCAATCTTACTGTAGGCTGCTTCTCTGATTTCTACGTCAGAATGGGCGGACCCAGCTATCATTTCTATATACTCTTTTTCAAGTTCTGTCAAGAGTAATTTAAGGTCTCCACTATCCCGTAGAGCTTTGATTGCTCTCTGTACTTGAGGATTCGGATGCCGCATTTTGTCTTTCGGGGGTAGTTGCGGACTGTTCTCGTCTGACGGATGCATTTAGCTCGCTGGCTCCTATTTTTGCTAGCTCAATAACACGTCTTTGAGCTAACTCATCACGTTTAATGTCAAATTCTTCTGCTTTCTCAATAGAACGCTGAGTAAGCTCTTGATCTTTTGCTCGCTGGTTAGCCATAATTTCTAATTGTTTTACGCGGCTTTTTGTCTGTTCTGTGAGGACAAGCGCTCTACTTGGGTCCATAGGCTGCTGCTGCTGCTGCTGTTGTTCACGCTGCGCAGCAGCTCTAGCTTGCTGTTGAGCGATAAATTGTTCCATGTCACGAGTAACAACATTGAAATAACGACCTACGTTATCAATGCCTCCTAGCTCTAACATATCTTCTAGACAATTATACATCTGAGACAAAGATGTAAAAGGATTGTCTAGCCCGAATTGGGCTATCATCTCTTTTTGTTCTCCATAAACAAACTGCAAAGTCTGCAATTTTTGTTCAGGAGCACCAGTACCTAACCCTACGTTTGGTTGGCACCCCATATCTGCGTCAAACATGCTAATATCAACAGGCACAACAGCGCCTCTAAACAACAGCAATTGTTGTCTGGGCATATGACGCAAAGATAGACGCATCATACGTCTAAATATAGGAATAATGCCAGTCTCAATTATATTTCTAACAATAAGCTCTACTTGACCTTGAGATAGCTCAATTGTATTCAGTACAGCTTGTTTGTCTGTGGACTGCATTGCGTCAGGGTCTAAGCCTCTAGCAGCCTTAGTGACACCAACACGCATCTCTGCGTCTCTTTCCATCCATTCTAAAAATGGCAATAGACCAGCAGCAGTAAAAGGGGTTTCAGTAAATCCTACTTGATAATTGCCCTTAACGCGAATTGGAGCACCAATAGCATTATTCATCAAATCATTGAAATTTACTTGCGTTGGATCACCCGTGGGTCTCGGATTGTTCGCAATGTGCGCGTTGTCAACAATCGCCCGGAGTATTGATGTTTCATTATCTTGGCTTTGCTTTGTAATGTCGATGACTGAGCGACCGATGACTGTAAATGGGACGGGATCGACTGATACAATGTCAATGCAAAAATCCTCCACTCTTTCATGGTGCAGGTATGTGTAAGTAGTACCGCCCAAAAAGAATACATAGCGCTCTGGAACGCCATCACCATCCATATCATATTTACAATAAGCCTCTGTCAGTAAAAATTCATGATTGATAATATCAACGTCACGCTCATCGTCTTGATTTACAGGGTAACCACGTCTGATATTAGACGAATTAGCAGCGTCGTTTTCTTCTGGGTTATCGTTATCAAGCTGCCGCCAATTATCATACTCTAGCCCCATCTCAATAGCTTCGCCAACAGTGACGCTACGTCTATGTCCATGCACATAGTCTTCTAGATTACTGGCATCTCTTTCCATGAAAAATTCATACATTGGAAAGGGACAACACTCAATTTTGCCATTTTCAAAATATCGAGTGCCTGTAATGTCATAGAGCATCTCAGTCCCTACTGTCGGGGACCTCTCTTCAACTTCTTCAATTATAACGTCAGGCATCTCTTGATAAGAAACTACCTCTGCCCTAGTTGCTCCGGTAACTTTAAAAAACTCAGGTTCAGCATTCTCAATCCATGTAGTCTTTACAGGACCAGCCTTCATTTTAAGGCTTTCAAGAGCGGCGCTATACACAGTCATATAACCGCCGTTAGTAATAAAATGCTGGTTTATCCAGTGAGCTTGCTGCTCACAAATGCTAGCTTGACGAATTGTAGAAGGAATATAAGATACCATCTTCTTTGACTGAAACATTATTCTCATAATGTTAGGCATCAAAGCTCTAATTACGTCTCTGCATTCTGTTTTGACCATATTTGATCTGCCTTTTTCATAAGGCAAATCACACTTACCAGCATAGTAAGCTTCTGCTATCTCCCATTCTTGGTTAAACTCTGAAACCATGAATTGATGAGCTTCCTCAACAACGTAAGAAAGCTCATTTACGGCTTCATCTTTTGTTATACCAAATTCGTCTTTTCTACTCATAGATCAGTTCTTTCTACGATCTGAATGCCCGTAAGATTAATTCTAGCGCTTCCAATTGGAGTAGGAAATGTAAAAGTTGTGTCTCCAGATAGACCCTCAAATAGCCAATAGTTACCGTCATTTCCATCGGCAGTCTGATCGACAGTTACTTCTGATCTTATCAAAGTTCCTGTAAAATTAGGAGAAGCGTTAGTAGTGTAATAGTAGGTAGTTACACCATCTGTTATGCTATTTTGTGGCTCTCCGGTACCTCTAGAAGAGGAGTTAGTTTTTTCGTCGTAATATATAATTACATCATATCTAGCATAAGGACACTCAGTTATGGATAAAATAGTACCATTAATAACTTGAACGCCTCTCAAAAACATATTTTGTAGGTCACCTGTTCCTGTAGACCTAGAATTAGAATTTGTATTAGCTCCTATTAAAGACAAATCTAAAGTTGTAGGAGTCCCATCCTGATTTTCTAGGTTAAACGCAGTAAAGTCTCCTGCCACACCTCCATCATATTGAATCCAATTAGGGCTAGGTACTACTCCTATAACTGCCGCAGTTCCTACTGTGGTTCCTGACGCAATATCTCCTGAAACTGAATCACCAAAAGTAGGACCAGACGGAGGAGGAGCTACTACTTCTCCGCCTCCCAAAGGTTCAAAAGCACCGCTACTACTTGTAGCTTCTCTAGTTACTCCTAGGAAATCTTCATCAAAAGGTGCTGTCAGTACTTCGCTAACATTCCCTACTAATGGGGAGTTCTTTGTAGTATCAGGACGGAAGTCAGGAGTACTACCATCAGCGTTTACATATCCCGGATCAACATTCTGATCATAGTTATCTCTGTAGGTTATACCTGTATAGGGTCCGGCTGATGGGTCATCCCTAAACTGTACATTGTTTTCTTCGTTTGAGATTAAGTTACGAGCAAATAGCACATTCATAGTTACAGCAGCAGAATCAACTCCCCACTTAAACCAATTAGCGTCTCTGGCGGTGCCTATTCTGTTTCCGTTATGCCAAGTATTGTTGACTTGAGTGATTCCGTCAATAGTCCCGTCTAGTGGGGAGTCTCTTGGATGATCTTGAGGAAAAAATCCTCCCTCTTCTAGATCATATGCGTAATTATTGTAAACTCTGATATTGCTAAGTTCTTGAATAAACTCAGCAGCACCAAGATCTAGTTTACTCTGCTCATAGGTCTTACCTACTTCACCAGCTTCTCTAGCTAATGCTACTCCTGTTCTGCAACGATAAATTACATTATTGAACACATCTACGTTTCTTACCCATCTGCGACCAGCATCTAGATAAATAGCGTGAATCTCAACGTCATAGATTTCACAGAAGCTGATTTCGCCGTTCTCAAACCCTGCTTTGAAGTCTACACCGTACTGATCTGTGTTAAATATTGTACATCTTGTAACAACTAGGTCAGAAGCAAGAGCACCAGCGCTAATAGATTCAACATTAGCACCTTCTGGCCTCTCGTCAGTAGGCAAATTTGTTTCAGTAATTACAGTATCTTCGATCCGTCCTTCTGTAACTCTGTTTATGATATCGCCAAGGGTTGTTACAGTGTCGCTATTTTGCCCTGTAAAGTTAATCGCAGAAGTACCAAGGCGCTTAATCTCCAAATCTTGAATTAAGAAGTCTCTGTAAGTAACTCCTTGAGCACCGCCCACTATGAATAGCCCTGTACGCCATACGCTTCTCAGTACCAGACCTTTAAAACGCAAATGCTGCTGAGCAGGAACGTAAATTGCATCTCTGTTAGCAATGTTGTCCCCAGTGGCAGGGACTCCCTGTCCGCCATATAGCACATTACCTTCTAAATCCCCAGCAATAACAGCTTGTCGTCTTTCTTTATCAAGAGTGATGAACTCAATTCTATTGCCCGGAGTGCCTGATACGTTAATAGTTATAGGGTTATACTCACCTTTACGGAATATAACCTTGTCTCCCGGCTGGGCACTATCAGCAGCTGCTTGTTCGTCTCTAATAGGAGCACTAATTGATCCTGTACCGTATCTACCACCGCTTTTAGAGACAAAAATCTGAGTTTTGTCAGGAGTAAAGCTTTTCAATGCCTCTTGAGCGCTACCATACTCAAGAAGCATCTCAATTAACTCATTATTGCTATTGGCTGGTATATCATAAAGCCATTCTGCCAAATGAACTGAGAATTCTGTAAATGTTGATGGGCTTTCTACGGGTGCGCTAGCTCTAACAATTCCTTGTCCGGGAGCCAAATTGCTATCAGCAGTAATAAACCTAACATGAGGACCTTGTGTGCGCACATAAGCAGGGTTAGGAGGCGGGAATGGAGAAGGATTACCCGGAAAAAACTGCGTTAAATTATTATCAGCAAGTCTGTATCCCATGCGATACAATCTGCCATTGGTAAAACTCCCTGACGCTAGGGACACTACTCTGTTGCTACCAGAAATCACAATATTTGATGTATCAACAGCTAGTTGAGGCGACAAAGCAGCATCTGCAAGCTGAACAATGTCGCTCGCGCCACTTCTCAAAAGTGTCTTAATTTCAATATTAGGAACAGTTTCGCTGGCGTCAACAGTACTTAAAAACAGTCTGATTTGTCTAGTAGCGCGCAATACTTCAAAGTTTACGTCAAATGGAATCAGGCTATCAGAAATAGAGGCGCCCAAGCTTTGTGCTCGGGCCACTGCTTCATTGCTCAATGTGCGTTTCGTAACTTCGCCTTTAGCAAGCCTGATGTGGTTGCGTCTGGCGTAATAGTCATTACGCAGTATTCTCTGAGACATTAACTTTTAACCGGCAACGGTTTCCCTGTAGCTGTACGTGCAGTATCGGACATAGTAACTTTACCACCTCTTGGGGTATCAGTCATTTTTGAGCGATGTTCGTACCCACCATTACCGCCCTTTCCAGCAGCACTGGACTTCATAGGCGGAGAAACATCCTTCTTAGTGTACTTGCCTCGCATATTTTACTCCCTAATGTCGGTGATTACTTCTTAATCCGATTGTCACGCTTAACAGGGTCTTTACGCGCCTTATCTGCGTTGTTTCCTGTCAAGTTGGCCATAGGGCCTGTAGGATCTTTTTTCTGACTGCCACGAGTAGAAAAGATTCCTGTAGGAGCCATCCCCTTTTTCGGCATAGGATTACGTTTTCCTCTAATACCAGACACTACTTTTCCTCCAATTTTGCACGGACAAAGCAATCTTTAGCTTCAAGAAGTTTCCTCAATCCTGCGCTTTTCTCAGCACAATCCGGCAAGTTACTATCCATCTCATCTGCGACACTATAAATAGCCTCAGAAATAGGCCGTAGAGCAACAGGGAGATGTTTGTAAGCGAAGAATTTGAGAATGTGCGAAGGTTTGCTCATCTTTTTTCCTTAATCGCAGTCCCCATTATTAGGGACTGCGACCAACAGGGAGGAATACACCCGATTGTTCGGGTATTTCAGGACTTTATACATAACACGATTTTGTAAGTCTGTCAATTACTTAAATTATGTGTGGCGCTTTGTAATTATCCAAATCTGGCAGTTTTCCCCAATCTGTGGGCCAACTTCCGTTCATGACAGCGCCACCGTGCGCAAAAGTCAATGCCAAAGCATCGGCCAAGTTAGGAGATTTCAGACCACGCTTTTTCATACGCTCCTTACTCTCTACTTGCACTTTGCCGTTACTCATAATCTCACTCTCAACACTACATAATTCGTGTGTCATCTTAGCAACCAACGGCTCAGCTTCAATTGACGGCATACTAACGTCATGAGGCTCAAGCCAATCTCTTATCATATACCACAATTCGTCTCGAAGGCGCACATAACGCTCACTCCCACTTGCAAGCTCAGATACATTAACAGCAATAACAGGGAGCCCAAGCTCAGCAAGACGGTCAGCAACACCAGCACCAAGACCGATCGCGTCAACGAATATAGTTTCGGGCCGTTTTGCCGGAGGTAACTCATCCCAGCGTTTTTTAACCCATCCAACAACGCGCATAGTGTCATCATAACGTAGCTCTACTATACTCTCAATAACGTTCGGACGGCGCGCGACAAACCCGCTAGGGTCACCGCCCCTGCCCGGGTCAACGCCCCAAACAAGTCCCCCACGGTGGGGAGTAATATCACGACCATGCGCACTTTCAACATATTCCCTAGGTATAACTGCGTCGGCACCACTGTCTGGAAATTCCCCGAGAACGCGCACCTTGTACTCACGACTGTCAACTCCATAAGTCCGTCTCTGCGTTTCGATGTAGTCTTCTGATACACGTGAACTGTCGTGGCACGCCACCTTATATGTTTTCCACAAATCCGATAGCTCAGTGTGGGTTTTGAAAAAGAAGCCAGATGGTCTAGTAGGGTTCCCGATGAGAATAGCAATAGCGCCTTCCGTTGATAGAGCACCTTGTCCTGTTTCATAGATCACCTCTTCTACACCAGAAGCCTCATCTACCAAAATCAGAACGCTCTCAGCATGTACACCGGCCAAAGCTTCTGGGTTCTCTTTTCTGGCGGTACGAAACGATATAAAATGGTTCATTGTATCTGGCGCTCGCGTAACGCGCTCAGATGTTGTCGTTAATTGTCTACTCATCCAAGGCGGCAGTCTAGAAATCCATTTCTGAATCTCCGGTATCAAACCATCTGACAACTGCTTTTGCGATGGAGATGTTACGATAACTTTAACGTCGTTTCTGAATAACAAAAAGTGTAGAGCGCACCATGAGCAAAGAGTGGTTTTTCCTACTCCGTGACCAGAACGTATTGAAATCTTAGAGATACCATTATCTAAGTCGTTCAGTACTTTAAGCTGCCAATCTTCAATTTTCTCGACTTTGAGGACGTTTTCAATGAACCATACTCTGCTTATGGCGCACTGCTGAATTATCGGTTCAGCCATTCCCCGCTGTTGGGGACTTAGAAATGATAGGTCCACTAATTCACCCGTTGCTCTGAAAAGTTTTCCAAATAGTCAACAAACCATCCCTCGTCATCGCTGCCAGCAACAAACGTCACCGCCTCCTCTTTTTCACACTCTTCTCCATCCAGCCCAAAATAGACGGTAATCGGCACTATAATATCGTTATCTAGCAAGGCTTTGTCAATAACAAAATTAGCACTGATTATGGTCGGAATGCAGCGTTTCAGGAACATTAGAAAGTACTCCCTAGTGGTGGGGATTGTGTGGTTAAGAGATAATCTTAATTCCGCTTTCTCTAGGCGCCGTAAGTTGTTGTTTTTATTGCATAATTTAAGTCTTAAGTCAAGGGCAAATCTTCATGCCGCTTTCCCCAGACCAAAAATAGTAAATTTTAAAAAATTTTTTATTTTCCCTGATAGTAGGGAGTCAAAAAGTCGATCGGCAAAAAATTTTTGAAACAGAACGTTTTCTCGCACAGGGGGTACTCTAAAATTATCGGAGGGACCCAAGGCCCGGGGGCGGGGGGTCAACAACACGTTTAACGATTCAACTATGTGCGTCCGAATAGTTTAATCATTGAACTAATTTAGTTGAATAATTGAACTATCTCGGTTGAGATAGTTCAATTCCCTAACGATAGGGACTGATGATAGTTGAGTGACTAAACTACTCCCTAATCAGTAGGGAATGATAGTCCCTAGTCAAGGGAATGTGCGTCCCTAGTCATAAGTCGCACAGGGACGCGCTGAACGTCATGTGTCGTTTGGTGGGGTGATATCTATCACCTGCCCATCAGAGCCCTGAGCGCGTCCCTGCGCGGCTCGCTCGGGTAGTTTCGAGGTCAGATCATTGAGCGCGGCTGCAACGGCGTCGGCGTCGTTGCTGGTGAGGTCCACAGAGACAGAGCGACGGACAGGCAGACCGTAAGCGCGGGTCAAGGCTAGATCGATGAGGCGAGCACGCACCGCAGCAGAGTAGGACTGGAAGCGGTCAGCGCTCAGCATCTCCAGCAGCCTCATAGCGGCCCGCTCGCCGCTCTCTTGGAGCAATGCCCAGACATGTGGCGGAATCTCTTGAGGTGCGACTGTATGCGTCCCTGCGTCGGTCTCAGGGTCTGGCGTCAGCGGCTTCTCAGCAGGGACTTCATCCGGCTCCGGTCTTTGGAGGCCCCGACGGCGATCCTTGAATTTTGGTCTAGGCATAAATCACCGCCTCAAAATCATTTTCGAGGTCACAGCGTCTTGTGCCGGTCTGAAGTCTTGCTAGGTCCCTCCCCCCATAGGGGGGACCTGCAAAACCGGCAAGCAGTGACTTAAAAAAATTCAATAAAATCAATAACTTAGCAAATCCCAATGAGAACAAAATAGGCACATTTTCTCTCTTAACGTATGACATTTCTTTTTCCTTTCTTTTCAATGACTTACCCCATCAGGGGAAAGCGGAATTGAAATTTGGTCAAGCTAATTGTCTAGAACCATTCTAAAACTCCCGTTCTAGTTGCATCATCACGTGTTTCCCTTAATCGCATAACGTACTGGTATCATTACATTTTTTCTTCTTACTGTCAAGTCTAAAATGTAGAACAAAACAAGAACATTAACCAAATTAAGCAAATTAATTAGAACAAACAGTGAACAAAATAGTGGTTGCTGGGTGCATTTTAGGGCTTGCAATCCCTACTGATAGGGACTAACTTACAATATATCGGGGTCGCGGCGTGCTTGCTTGCTCCCCACGCTCTTTGACATTGTTGGTCTTATTGGTTTTAGGGCTTAATGCCCGATAATAAATCGTTGTTGTTTCTGTTGTGCGGGGTATCGCACAATACCGCTTTTGCTTTTAAGGCGGTATCGTGCGGTATCCCGCAGCTAGTCCCTAATGCTGGGGACTAGTTTTGTTATTCACCTCTCTAAAAACATAGAGGAATAGACTAATGAGCAAAACAGAAATCAACCTTGATGGTATCGTAGAAAGCCGTGTAATCGCCGTTCAACCTGTTGAAGAGGGCGAGGACATTCTTTCTGTCAGTGCTATCAAGGGCAAAAACGACAAAGGTAAGTGGCGTTACATCGCTTACATTGAAGGGACACACGGTAAAGAGGCGGCTGCATTGGCTCCAGCCATTAAAGCTGCAATCCGCGCCGTGGATATGAAGCCCGAGGGCTACAATGTCGCTGATGTGAAAGAGAGTGACGCATTCCCTACCGCTGGGGACAACAAAGCACCTGAGCCGAAAACGTTTGCTGAATTGAGTGATCAAGATAAAGCAATTGGTGAAGCTAGCGCCATTGAGTTGGCAGGTGCTTTGGAGCAGAAAGCTGCTGCAGAAGATAAAACGCGCGAAATGCATGTTACTGTAGCTGAGACGTTCAACAATATTCGGACTAAATTTGATCACAAGAAAGCTTTCGGGCTTTGGTGGGATGAGATGAAAGGACGGACTGAGGGAGCGCTGAGTGAATGGCTAGGACGCGAGGAACGCGGCAAGAACTACGCTGGCAACATGAGCATGTTGGCGCGTATTGCTGAGTTTTCGGATTTGATGGCTAGCGTGCCGGGCGATTTGATGACTGCAAGCAGTATTCGCGGTCATGTTGAACAATCGCGCGGTGCATTGGCTGCTGGCATGGCTGGGCTGATTAGTGGTGACATTCCTCAGAGTGTCGGCGATGAATGGTCCGAAGGCTATACCGGCAAGTTTCGTCAAATCTTGTCGGCAGTGGTTGAGGGCGGTATCTATGCCGTTACTGAACTGGATATTGACCCGGATTTTGCAGATACCGCCGAGGAACTGGCGCGACTGCATTATGACAATTGGGGCGATAAGAATGTTCTGGCGTCTGACACTGAACTGACAAGCGGTGAAGAAAGCCCGAAAGGTGTTCTTACTGTTGAACGTGGCGATGAGCTTGGCGCGGCGTTGATTAAGGCAATGAAAGCCTCTAAAAACGCTGTTCAGGTTACTCGCGACAATGCTCGGGCAGAAAGTGTTAAAGGCGCGGCTGATGAGCTTGTCACCGCTGCTAAGACGAAAGCCTTTGAAGATATGGAAACAGCGGTGCAAGCGCGCCATCTGTTCAATATCTTGAGCGCTGTTCTTGTCGAGGAGGTAGACGAGGACGACAATGTTGTTCTTGGCTACGACGCTGAAAGCGTATCGGCTGCACAAGCTGTTATCGACTTGATGAACCGTCATGTCGGAATGATTGCAAATGGTGAAGCCATCATTGCGGACATTCTGAGCGGTGAAGTCATGACAGATGGTGAAGCTGAGGATGAGACCGATAGCGTCGAATAATCCCTATCGCTAGGGACTGATACCCCGCACAACTGAAACAACAAAGGAAAGTGGAAATGAGTGAGCTACAAAGAGAGCTAGGACGTGTAAGCATTAGAAGCGGTGACGTGCTTTTTGCTGAGTTTACAGCAATGAGAAACGGCAATAGATCACATGTTTTCTTAGACGCCTTAGAGATATTCAAGGTATTTCCAGATGGCGAGATTTGGGCTAAGCTTGGAGGCGTTCCCAGATTAGTAGGGCAAACTGCAAGTACTATGGAATTTAGTGCATCGGTTTGTGTTGTCGCTGTCCTTGAGTTTATGATTAAAGTAAGATGAAGTAACCCGGCGGGCTGGAAACAGTGCGCCGGGTTTTTTGCGTGTTTGGCTGGGTGCTGGATAGAGTAGTGACGAAATGGTTTTATGTCCATTTGTATAACTACACGTTATTTTGACTTTCGATCCATTTGTATAACTACACGTTATTTTGATTTTAGATCAGATTATTTTATCCCTAGAGCAAATTGTGTCTTGACACTGAATAGGTATTAGGCTATATTTAGTATGTGAACAGGGGTTGTCCCCACTGCTAGGGAATACTGAGATGAGAGAAGATAAGCTTAGAGAAGCTATTAAGGCTTTACGTGAGACTGATAAAGTACAGATCACAGGCTCTTATGTGTCTTATAAAAACCCGAATTGTATGTGTGCAATTGGAGTTATAACTGAGGCTTTCGGCAATAAAGTTTACGACCTTAATGATGATCAAGAAAACCCGCATTGGGGATTTTACACACCAGAACGTGAATTAGTTATTAACACTGTAGCAGAAAAAGATATAAAAGACAGAGAATTAGCTGCTTATATGTGTGAATATATATTCGAGCTAAACGACGATGAACATTTGTCTTTTGCTGGCATAGCAGACAAGCTAGAGGAAAAGTATCTCCCTAGCGCTGGGGAGCAGGAGGGTCATGGCGGTGGATAAGGAAAAGCTGAAAGAGACAATCAAATCGCTTTTGACAAAGTCTAGTGATAGCGGTGCTAGTGCAAGCGAGGCGGCAGCGTGTATGGCTAAAGCTCAAAAGCTGATGAAGAAAAATGATATATCGGAAAGTGATCTAGCTCATGTAGAGGCTGATGAGTATCGTTATCGCGACGAGATGGGGAGACGCACACGTGACGGCAAAGCTGCATTTCATCCTATTGATCGGTTTTTGGGACTGCGTGTTGCTAAGTTTTGTGGATGTATCCAGTATTGGGATATAACTACATTAGATAACAAGCGTTATATCCGTTATTTTGGACGCGACATGGATGTTGAGTACTGTGTTTGGATGCTGGAAAGCTTTAAACAACAGGCAGACAATGAATGGCGCATCTACAAGAACAAACGTGCGAGCCGCCGCAATGTTGACTTAGTACAAGAGCGTGTAGCTTTCTATCGTAGCTGGTCTAGAGCGGTGTGGGGCAGAATGGAAGCGTGGGTTTGCGAGAATGATGAGTTGGCGTCGGATGGTAGCGGTACCGCCTTGGCTTTGGTTAAGTCAGACTTGACTATTCGTAGGTTGGGCGAGCTAGGTGTACATTTGGGTAGCGGTGGACCTATGGGTAAGATGGGCCACAATGACAAAGCGTCTGCTGCTGGCGCTATGGCTGGTGGTCGTGCAGACGTAGGCAGGTCAGTTAACAAGGGCGGTCAAGTTTTGCTTGGCAGTCCCCAGAGCTAGGGAGTAGATATATGTTATGGGCTATCTTGATAGTACTAATAATCATGACGTTGATCATGCTTTTTGGGCCAGACGTTGTAATAGGATTGCTAGCTTGCGGTGCCTTATTGCTAATACTGGCTGCTGTTGTCGGCTTCATATTAATATCAGCACACGCATGAGGTGAAAAATGACAGTATCAGATATTAAACACATGGACGGAGGTACAATGACTCGCCGTGCAGCAAAAGAATGCGGCTGTGATTGTAAAGGCAAATGTAAAACAAAGAAGGTGAAAGACAGAGAGCTATGGAAGTTAGAAGGATCCAGCGCACCTTTTAAGGTCATAAGGGAATGTCCTAAGTGTGACGCTGTTCTTTGCTACTACGTGAATTCTAAGTTATCGTTTTGGAACAATCGTCACAAGGTTGTTAAATATGGCATGACAATTCATGCTTATGAGCTTAGGAAAGGGCTGACTTCACCTAGACACAGAGAACCTACTGTTACAGGTAGAAGTACTACTGATTTTTGTCCTAATTCTGAGAATGTACGTCCAAAAAGAAAACCTGTAATGGTTGAAGATGTTGACTTTTCTATCATAGAGCAAAGATGGTTAGAAAAGTTACACGAAACTGCAAACTATGTCAAAGAAAAGGAAAAAGACATGACTACTAAACTTTACACTTGGAAAGATGGCGAGACAGAGCTTTTCGGTCATCATATCGGAACAATGTCAGATGGCCGCTGGGTCATGGAGGTGAAAGGTACTAATGGAAACACTGCAACAGTAGAGAAAAAGACTGTTGAAGAGGTCATGCCTTACACTGTCGGAGTTGTGTTTGGTAAAGATGATGCTGCTAGCTCTAATTGCTACCATTACTTTGCAAAAGAGGGAGATTACGAAATTGGTGATTTTGTAATTGTTGATGGAGAGTTTGCCCGCGTTGTAAAGATCGGCACGAAATCTCGTCGTGCTAACAAATGGCTTGTTTCTTTCAAACTTGAAGGTAAGTGGGTCGAATACGACAACGATGAGTTGATCTAATGACAACAGTGTTTGTCATTTGGTTAATAGTAGCGGTACTTTGTACCGCTACTTTTCTAGGAAATAAAAGATGAGTGACGGTGGACACATGTTTGTTGTGAGATTGCGTAATAACGACAATCCATCACGCGATACCGCCCAAGAGTTTCTAGAGACTGCTATCCTGCAGGCTCTAGATCAAAGCGCAGACTATTCTACAGAGGAAAGCCAAGTTTGGATTGAAGCAACCTGCATTCACCAAGGGCCTGAATTTGTAGATTATAAAGTCCCCAAGAATAGGGAGTAAGTTATGGCTTATCCACACGCAGAAATGACTACTGATCCTCATTTCAGAAGAGTAAAAAAGTCTCTAGTCAAGGCAGAAATCTTTCTTGAAGAGACCAAGCGCCAGAAAGTAGGTGCGCTATGAGAGTAGGATTAAACCCAACTGGCTCACAGCCACACGGCCATTACCGTAAAGCCAACAGAGCGAAATGGACGGATCTAGGCTTTAGGCAAATTGGATCACTTGTTCATGATGAAGATCGCGAGCTAGTACTAGCGGAGCTAGAGGTAAGAAAGTTTGACCGCCTGTTGAAGCAAGCTTTTGACAAGCGTACCTCACCTTCTGTTATGTACGAAATTTCACAACTCAACATGACAAAGCTTGTTACCGCTCCTGAGCAGAGAAAATTGTATGAGATGCGTCACGACACTCCTACGCATATCAAGAGACAAATTAATTGGTGTAAGGAACAGGCAGACATTGCTATGAACAAGCGACGTTCTGCGCAGGCAGCATTGACAGGCAAAAAAGAGCCGTCAAATGCAGTCATTCTTTACGCTAAGATGGTTACGTCAAACAACCTCGTTTGCGCTTACTGGCGTCTGATTAAGTTTTACGTCACGCAAACTGATGTTGACGATGGTACAGTGTTCGGTGTTAGAGATGGATAACATTAGGGAGTACTTCGGATACTCCCCAGTAAAAGGGAGTAACACGTCTCAGTTTTTAACTTGTGACAAGTGTGGAGGCACTGCCTTCAAAACAACCGACACTAGGCTTGTACAACACAAGGACACAAAAGATAAGGCGGTGTTGAGAAGCCGTGTATGTTTGAACTGCAATGCTCGTTACCGTACTTTAGAATATGAAGTAGAGTTTATAGCTACTGTACGTAATGGGCGCCCTAAAAGTGTCTAGAAACGTTCGCTTTGTAAAACGTGTAGGCGGCAGAGGCATCTACAAAAATAAAGAACTGCGTCACATAGGTATCGCTATTGATGTAGAGTTACTAGAAGAAATCAACGATCTAGCAGAGAAGAATGATCTATGCTTTTCTGAACAGTGCAGAACACTGTTACAGTTAGGCTTATTAGACGAGAAAGGAAATTGAAATGATGAAAGGCCCAAGAGTAGGCACTTATCTTGAAACTCATGATGGAACAGAGATAAAGCTTTACGTAAAACCAGAAGGAGATTTTACCTTTGTTTCTATTCGTACAACTGAAAGCATAGGAGAGCCTAGCCCAAAGACTTATAACATGATGTATCAAGATGCTAGGCAACTTGCTTCTATGCTTTACCAGATGGCTGATGCTGCTGAGAAAGAAAGTTTAGATAACGTCCAAAGTGTTAACGTAATTAAATCTGCGCCTTCACCTACTATTTCGGGCAATGTGATGTGTATGGATTGTAGATGTGGAGGCTATGGTTGTCCCGGAATGCCGAAAGGCGTTGAAAACTCTATAATGAAGGAATTTTAAAATGAACCGTGTAGAAATGATGAAGAAAGCTATCTCCCTAACGGAAGGGACTAGACAAGAAGATTACGGTTCTTTTTATCAGAACATGAGCGATACTGCTGACATGTTTAATGCTTACCTTGTTGCTAAATATGGTAATAAAGGTGAAGATGTATCTGACATTGCGGAAGGACTGTTAACTGCACAAGACGCAGCTTTCTTTATGGTTATTCATAAGATGGTACGCACTTTTCAGAGTGAAAAACCACACTTTGATAACTATATCGACGGCGCTTGTTACTTTGCTGCTGCTGGCGAATTTGCTGGTGAGGATTATGAAGATAAACAGGATGGAAAAGAAGTTTTAGAGAAACGCAAACTTGTCAGTATCTATTATATCTATAACGTAGTACAGAATGAGTATCATGCAGAAGTAGGATTAGTACTTACTAAAGATAGAGAACAGGCGCTGTTCTTTTTTAGTCAAAAAGATGCTGTTGACTACATAAACAAGCAAACAGACGCACAAAATCTAGAAGTAGTAGCATGTAGTAAAGAGGTAGTAGAATAATGAACTATCCAGTTTTTATAGCTATAATAGTAGCTGGAGTTATAGGGTGCATGGCAGGCTTAACTGCATCTCAAAGTGGTTTTTTATCTTTTCTGTTCGGTTTTATGACCGTGATCATAAGCTATCTGATATGGATGCTGCTAGATGCAGTATGGAGGAAATGGTGATTAAGATTGGTGCAAAAGTAGCAGGTACTTTAAACTACATAAACCCAATAAGAGTGAAGGGGGAGCTAGTAGCTTATAGTCCACTAAAGACTATAGCATACGTGAAAGTAGGGGCCGAAGTTGTCAGTTTGTGGACTTCTGACATAAAAAGAGTAAGTCCCTTTCGTCAGGGAGTAGACAAATGAGTAGAGATACGACACCAGAACAAAAAATAGAGTCAGTACTTCATGCTGCTGGGGTACCGAACAGCGGAGATTTTGCTGCCTTAGTGATGGAGACATTAGAAGAGTGCTATATGCGAAAAGTTTATTACGGCATAGATGAAAAGGGTACGTTTTTGTGTAGTTCAAATATGCATGATGTTGTAGATAAGGCAAGTTACTATGAAGAAGCTTTCTTGCTTGATACTAATCAACTCCCTGATAATGGGGACCAAGGAGTTTTGTTGTAATGAAGCGGATATGTTCATGGTGCGGATTTTCTTGGCCTAGATTTTTAGGTCCGGCTTGTCCTAGATGCGGAAGAAAGTGATATGAAACCAACTAGAGAGCAAGAAGAGGACAGTCAGAAAATGGCTGATACTCCTGACCTTCCTAATTTCTCTAAGGCAGGGACAGGAAAAACTCTTACTACACTACTAGCTATCAAAAAATCCCGCCTTAATAGCGGTGTTGTGTTCGCTCCTAAGATTGCTCTTGATTGGTGGAAAGAACAGGCTGAGAATGAATTAGGTGCAGACGTTAAAGTTATACGTTCTGGTAAAACTAAGCTAGGTGCTGACATACACGTTATGACTTATGACGTTGCTAGAAACAGGAGAACTGAGCTTTATGAGTATTTCAGTAAAGGATTTGCTGTATTGGATGAAAGTCACCTTGTCGCTTCTGTTACAAGTGGGCGCAGTGCTGCTATGTTTGGTAACGTATTTGATGGTGCTGGAGGTCTTGTTTCATGTTTCGATACTGCTTGGCTTTTAAGTGGTACTCCGATGCAAAACTACGCAAACGATATGTGGACGCAAGTGGGAGTTCTGCATCCTGACGAATTTGAGGCCCATGGAGTATACGACTATGCAGACTTTGAGCGCAATTTTTGCTTCAAACGCAAAGTACAGTATAATCCTAGAATGCAGCCTAAATGGGTGGTCAAAGGCAACATGAATGAGATGTTGCTAAACAGGATTATCTATGAAGACATAGGAGCTATTAGAAGACTTGAAGCGCCGGGCTTGCCTGATCTGTTGATGCGCAACCTTGTAGTAGATATTAAGCTTGAAAGAGAAGTAGCAAAAACTATTGACAGACTTGACATAGCAGAGCTACTTAGAACACTAGGCGATCCTGATAGCATAGGGGCCAAAGTTTGGCGGATTGTAGGTTTGGCAAAAGTATCTGAGACAGTCCCTTACGTTAGGGAGTGTGCTATGAATGGCCCATTGTTGTTAGGTTGCTGGCACAGAGATGTTATGCAAGCTTATGAAGACGCACTTAGTAGAGAGGGCTTAACAACACAACAAGTGCATGGCGGTACTGCTGATAATGAGCTTACGCCTATTAGACGTAAGTTTAACAATGGACAAATAGACGTGCTCATAGGGCAAATGAAAAAGATGGGAGTTAGCTGGAACATTCAAGAGGCTGCTAGACAAGTTATAGTAGCAGAAACTCACCCTTCACCAGCTACCATTGAGCAATTCTACAAGCGTGTCTATCGCTTTGGACAAACTAGATCATGTCAAGTAGACGTTATATTAAGTAACAATAAACTTGATATGGGTTTAAATAACGTAAGATTAAGAAAGCAACAGTCTGACAGGAGAATAAATCAATGACTGATGAACACGACCAAGAAAAAATCGACAAAGTTGTCAATGAAGCCATGACGGCCTTAATTGATGGTGCAGAAAAACACAGAATATGTGCTGCTTGTACTATAGAAAACATGCTTGTGTTGCTGACTATGAACTTAATAGCTAATACAAACATAAGAAGCACTGTAACTCTAGCTGATGTTATGGCGAGAGTTATAGACAAAGCAACTACTATTATAGCTAATCCTAACAACTACAAGACAGAAGAAAGAACAGTTAAGTCAAAAACTTTGCACTAGAGCAAATTAAGACTTGACACCGTATTAACTATATGATAACATATAGTTATCCCAAGCGGGAAGTTCACAGCACTTGGGGGCGAGGCTCCGGTTTCGTCCCCTTTTTTAAGGGAGTGGCCATGATTAGAGAAATGATCTATAAGGGTTATGGGCTCAAAGAGCCTCAGCAATGGCCTATAATTACAGGTCAGGCATTAGATCGTTCTAAATATGTTACCGCCTCTGAGATAGGCCAATGTTCTCGCAAGATTAAGTTTGATAAATTAGCATTGGTAGCAAGTGGGTACTCCCCAGAAGTAGGGACAACAGTTAATCCAAATGATGATTGGGGCTACTTTGAAAGAGGGCACAATGTAGAGTCTTGGGTTATTGATCTTCTGAATAAAGGATGGAATAAGAAGGCTGGAGAGTTAAGACACACAGGAATTAATCAGGTTTCTTTTACTGCTGACAATCAAAGCGGCACTCCTGATGGAGCTATCTTTAGAAAAGCAACTATTGGAGCGTTAGAGATTAAGAGCATTGATCCTAGAACAAACGTTACCCGTTTGCCTAGGCTTAACCACATAGACCAGACTATACAGAACACAGATTTAATGGCTCATCACTATGAACTAGAAGCTGGTGATAGCTTTTTAATCTATGTTGACGCAAGCAACTATAAGAAAATACAAGAGTTTCGTGTTCCGTTCGATGCTGATCATGCCACAAGGCTAGAAGAAAAAGCAAATCGGATCATGGAAGCGGCTAGCCCTGCCGACCTAAAAGCCGAAGGCATGTTTATGGATAAAGGGTGTGACTACTGCGCGCATACAGCGGCATGTAGTATGATAGTAAGAGAAAGTAAAGGACTGAGAAACGATGACACAGAACTCGCAAGCAAACGCCTCTTTGGATAACTTGAAAACGCTCATGGATGAGCGCGCAGAGTTGACACAATCAAAGAAGCGTATTGAAGGTCGTATCAAAGAGCTTGATACAGTACTACGTCCAATGCTTGAAGGCAAAGGCGACATTATCCACAATGGCTACTCATTCTCTGTAACTGCAGTTGCTGGACGTGTCACTTATGACACTAAGCGCATGATTGCAGACATGGGAGAAGAAGTTATGGACCAATACAAGAAAGTTGGTGCTCCTTCAACTCGCTTTGCAGTCAAAGCTGTGAACACTCTCTAATGAAGACGTTTCCTATTACGGAAGTACTCATGCAAGGTGGGGTTGTCCTCACCTTGTATGGAGTGAGCCAAGACGAGTTGCTTAAACTAGGTCACGGTAGTATGCCTGAACGTATGGCTAAACGCTACCCTAATCTTAGACCTGTAAGCATTATGAACGTCAGAGAGAAAACAGCTTTCGAGCTTAGTCCCCGATAACAGGGAGTAGATTATGCCTGATACAAGCTGGTATCCAGATGTTGCGGAGAAAAAGATGAGCGGCATGAAAAACCTGACCAAAAGAGACAGAGCACTATGCGCTAAAGGTCTCAAGTTGGTGATCGACGAAATCTTGAAAAAGCATGATCAAGGTATTCCCTTGCTGCTTGAAGATTATGAAATCGCGTATAAAGCAAAAGAGTTGCTGGTTACTTTCGAGAAAGAAATCAGCGGTGCGTGACATAAATTGGGCAATAATTGTTTCTTACTGTCAGCGTATGACTGATGATGCTTACGCTTACAGAATATTCGATAAACGCCCAATACCAAAAAAGGTAATGGCGGCTAGATATGCTGCCATTCCAACAAAGAACTTTTTCAAACGGAGGTAGCTATGAAGTAATCCCCAACATCAGGGAGTTGGTCTGGTCAACCAACGATCACCACGGGAACGACTGGCGGCAGGAGGCACCGCCTTTAAAGCCTCCACCTTAAAGAGAAACGAGGAACGAGAAATGTCAAATGAAGTAAGTACTAGCGTATTTGGTGGTGCTATTGACGTCAAGGATATGGCGGCACTTGCAGCAAAAGCTAAGAGCGCAGGAGACAACAATCCACGAGGCTCAGCCCCTAACGGTTCTGATTACATGAATTTTTCAGGTAAACAGGGCCGTTATTTCATTGGTCAAGGGGATAATCGCCGAGAGATTGGGACTGACGAGATTTGGGTTGTTGATGTAACATCTTTTGAAGAAGGTTGGGTATGCTGGAAAGGGGGTAAGTCTCCATCGTCTCGTATGGCTAACATTTACAAAAACGCCCCTATTTCACAGCCTGAGCCTGATGAGCTAGGGCCTTTTGATGCTGCTAAAGGAGATGGATGGTTTCAGGCTAAAGCTTGGGTTATGCGCTCTACAGAAGATGACGGGCAACAAGGATATCTCAAAATCAATTCTATTAGCGGTGTCTCTGCTATGGCTGAACTGATGGGAGAATTCTCTGAGCGCGCTCAACAGGGTGTTGCTTGCTGGCCTGCGCTTGTGCTGAAAACAGAACAATTTGAAAGCCAAGGCTATAAAAACTTTAAACCTGTGTTTGAGGTTGTAGCTTGGCTGGACAACAAGCATATTGAAGCTCTTGCTGATGGTCATCATATTGATGATATTATCGAGGAGATTGAAGATGCTGAAAGTGAACCAGCACCAGTAGACGAGCCTACACCAGAGCCGAAAAAAGGTCGCGGTCGCGCCCGTAAGTAATCCCCGGCAGAGGGGAGTACCAGATAGGTTTTATAATAGCTAAGTGTTGAGGCTTTCAAGCTTTATATGCCTATCTGGTACGCTAATAGGAGAAAAATATGCCTAAGTTCAGAAAAAAGCCAGTAGTAATTGAGGCCATACGTTTTGCACACACAAACTTTGAAGAGATAGAAGATTTTGTAGGAGGTGATGCAGAGTTTCGTAACGGAGAACTAATCATAGCTACACCAGAAGGAGCTATGATGGTTAGGCCCAATGACTGGATTATTAAAGGAGTGAACGGAGAGTTTTATCCTTGTAAGCCAGATATTTTTGAAAAAACTTACGAGGAAGTATGATGTACTCAAATATGAATTTCAGCCAAGCGCTAATCCACCTTAAACATGGAGAAATGGTGCGTAGACGACACTGGAAAAATGTCGTCTATATCAAAATGCAGGAGCCTAGTCCTAAAAGTAAAATGACAGGCCGTTACATTTATTGTGTAACACCCGGAGATGATCTTATTCCTTGGCTTTGTAGCAATGGCGATATGTTC